TCAATACCAAGCATTTTTAAATTATCAACAGATGTAGCGTTCTCTGTATCGATATACACCACGATACCACCCATTCTCTGGGTGCTTCTGGCTATCTGTGTCGCGATGTGGGACTTACCAATTGAAGGCGGCCCGAAAATCTCAACTATTCTTCCTTCTGGCAAGCCTCCGTTTTGACGATTCGAACAGATGTAATCAAGCAGCTTTGATCCAGTACTGATCCACCTGTTAACGTGTGTTGGTGATTCATCATAAGCAAGATTATAAGCAACTCTTTCACCCAGCTCCTTGTTAAGGGAGCTGATTAAATCAGCTGTAAAATCATCTGTTCGTTTTTCTTTGCTTGTTATAGTCTTTCGTTTTGCCATTCCTAGTCCTCTTCTGAATACTAATGTGCACTTAGCAAAGTGTTCATAATAAAAAAGGACGGCCGGTGGCCGTCCTTTATCTAATCAAAAGATTACCGAATCACATTGTTTCTAGATCAGCAAAAGCATCATCAAGAGACTTATAGCTAGCGTCCGCAGACTTGTCTGTAGAACTATTAGACGCAGTGCCCTGAGAAGAAGTATTGTACTCCGTCCCTTCAGAGTCATCCGACCCATCATCACCGTTTAGCCAATCGTTGACAATCTTCTCAAGTTCTTCATAAGTCTTGCAAGTGTACATGTCATCTAGATCTGGAATGCTCTGAATCCAACCAGTAGATTGTGCCTTGTCAGTTGACAGCATTGAATCCTTACCTCTTGGTCGAACTTCAGTCATTGCCCACATCCTACCAGGAGGCTTATTGCAAACAACCTTGATGTCGCGGCCATCTGTGGGATCAGTAATATCCCCATAGTCCTCATCAAGCATGATGTTAAGCAGCGACTGGTAAACTGTCTTGCCAAAAGCCCAGAGACGTACACCTCGATCTTCCTCACCTCGGACGACGACAGGTGCGTAGCTACGCATCTTAGGATAGAGTTTCTTTGCCAGCTCATACGATTCCTTAGAACCATCGTCACGGAGCTTTGTGATCAACTCCTGAATCGGATCGGGCTTGCCGAACTGGTACGGGGCCAAAAGACCTGGGTTATTTCCAATGTTATAGTAGAAATAACGCTCCTTGAAAGGTTGCCCGTCATTATCTTGAAAAGAAAGCAAACGAACAGTGTGTTCCTCACCTTCTTGTGGGCGCCACATAGTGTTGCGCTTTGAACTGTTACCAGAAAGCTGGCTCAGCTTCTTTCGAATTGCATCGAGATCAATTGCCATTTTTAACTCCTTAATGTTTAATGTGCAAATGTTTAATTGCTATACAGTATATCTTGCTGTGCTTAGTTGTACAAATTTTTATTTAGACTTACGTCTTTTCTTTTTGCCCTTTGATTTCTTCTTCCCGGGCATGTAAGGCTTGGCTCCACCAAACCCACTCCCTGCTGCTTCAGCAGGTGATCTTCTTTTTCTACCGTGTGATGGAGGAGACATCCCCAAGGGAAGGTTAACACCTCTGATAGTGCCTCTTGAAACGCCTGCTCCCCCGCCCATTCCTATCGCATTGATCTCATCTACCTCACTCTCTTCTTCCTCGGGCAGCTCATCTTCGTCTATTATCTCTTCTTTTTTCTCCATGAGAAGGACACTTCTAACGAACTCTCTTATCAATGCTTCAGCCATTTCTTCTTCCTCTTCCATTTCTTTGCCCGGGCAGTCGAACAGCTTATCATCACAATCCGGATCCAGTGCTCCCTTGAGGGATCGCGGGATGGAAGCAGTCGATGAAGCTGGAGCAGAAGGGTCGCCTACAGTACCTACGTAAATTGGTCTGCGGCCGCCCTTGTATCTCCCGGGCCCTATATGAAATTCTGCTGAACGTGGCATAAAGATAAATATCCTTTAGCTATCAGTCTTTCAGCGCTAACGTCATTCTTATAGCATTATTTAGCGCGATAGACAGGACCGGTTGAGAACTTAAATAGAACTTACTTTCTTCAGAAAGCGCTCCTGCACTCAAAAGAATTGCTAGATACTCCTCTCTTGAAAGTCGTGTGCCAATCTGATTAAGCAGCCAGACTGACCTGTGCTCAACAGTCATCTTTCCAATCTTCTCATTGTACTTATAAAATTGACCTAGCTTTTCTTGATGCCACTTAGAATCTTCTGGTACAAAGAGGTCGTTCTCAAGATCACCCACCTTTCCAATTGCGTGAAAAAGCGACGCCGTGACCATGGAACTTACGGACAGTTCCAAACCATGCGCATCATTTTCCCTTCGTAGTCCATTAAGTACACTCAGAGAATACTCAATAAGACCCCCGGGGTGGGCCCAACCATACTCCTCGCGGCCACTGTACGGGCACAAAGCTAAACGGTCGCCTAACGTCTCAATAAAGAAAGAGTAGAGCTCTGATCGCTCTTCATCCTTCTGGCTCAGTTTATAGAAAAGATCAAAATTACTTTGAATCTTTTCCGCATTTACTTGACTCAAAATTACCTCCTTTTAAAAGGTAACAAGCCGTAGAGAAATTTACAAATTAAGAGAGGTTTTTAAGTTCAGAAAGCACAAAATTTCTAAGCTCTTCTGACGTCATCCCTTCTATTAGATCATCGGTATGATCCTTGTCCCAGTGGATGTTCTGCCCACCGGCCCAGGTGTCTTCCTGCGCTTTTACATCTGCTGTATCATCATGAGCAATTGCTAAGTCTGTGGTCTTCTTCATCTCTTCGGCAATAAGGCTTCTCAGCTGCCGTCTGGTTATCTTCATTTTATTTCTCCTAATCATAGAGATTATCTAGCTGTAATTATCACGACGCAGAGTAATCTTTCAATCAATTAAGCAAAACTTTCGCCCAAAACGTTACTGGCGTTAAGCGGGAATGACACATCGAACCCATCAATTGAAGAACCTGCTGCCTTTAATAAGTCCAGTTTATCTATCTCATCAGCCGGCATGTCAAGCAGGAGTGCATCATGAATCAGAAAAATTGGAACTGTTTTCATCTTGCCCTGATTGATAAAGTCAATGATTCGACTAAATCCTGACAAGCACACATCTACTCCTGTAGACTGAATGTAGTGGCTTACAAGCAAGTGACCATCACATCTTGAAAAGTATAGCGGACGACCAAAGTGATTGATTATTCTTCCGTTGATGGCACACTCTTTTTTTAGTTTGTTGGCCAAAGAGTTGATCCCAAAGGTTCGCCTGATCTGATCAAGAACCTCTGCTGCATCGATAGAATTGGGAAGCAACCCCTGGAGTTTCAGTGATGAAATCCCGTACAGTGCGCCCATGACGGCCATCTTAAGTTTTGCCCTATCTAGGTCTAACTTAGCTTTTGACGCTATGTCATCGTAGATATCTCCACTTACTTTCTTTTCTGCTATCGCTAACATGATCCGAGGCTCGAGAGAAGAGTAATCCAGTTGAACCACCTGACCTCCCTCGTACCTGGACTTGATGATCGCTCGGTACTCCCTTTTTAGCGTTAAAATCTTGGGGCCGCGTTTCACCGTTGTCCTTCCAGTTGAGCCCTGTTGATAGACAGGCTTTTTTAATCGGCCGGTGTTGTCGGGAGTGAAGCTTTTTAACGTAGAGAGAAGTGTAGGATTGACCTCACTTGTGGTATAATGGTTAAGAAGGTCTGTGTCTATGTGACTATCACACAATGATGTCAGAGCTCTTCTGTTGCTTAGAAACTTTTCGCAGTATGTTGTATCATTGAGCTCATCAAGGGATCTCTGGAGGTCACCCAGAAGGCTAGAAATATACTTTCTGAACTCATCGTGTGGTAGCACAAGATGCCAAGGGGCTGAGAGGCCTCCGGGCATGCCTACTTCTGTAAATGATCTGACATATTTCTCTGGTGGCGTCACCCTGGGTGTCACATTAAAAAGAAGGCATAGATCGTTTAGTGACCTGTCATAGTCAGGTGCGTTACCGTAGAACCAAGCGTTTTCTGGGATCTCGGGTGACCAGCTATACAGGTCCTCAACTTTACTAAAGATCAGATGCTTGTCAGTACCGAGAATGTACTTTGAGATGCAAACTTCCATGCTTATTTATAGGGAACCGGTTAGTCATTGTACAATAATTACTTTACGACGATTTCCCCGAGCGACCCTCCTTCCAGAGTTCGACCGCATTGAGGTTGTTCGCGCCGCCATGCTTGTCATTGTACGCTACTACTGCTGGGTCTTTTTCGTCGAGGTCTCTTAAATGCCACCAGTCGGGTATCCAGTTTGGTTTCCCCATATCGAAGGATCCGTTCTTGGAGCTGGCCCATCCACCGTTCTGATCCATGAGGTGAATCACATGCATGATCGGTGACATTGAGGTGTATGAGAGAGTTCGCCAGGCCTCTGCCCAGTGGCCACCAGGGTAACTGTTGGCAGTGGAGCCGGGCATGAGGAAGGCGCCGGCTGTGACTCTAATAATGGTGTCTGATTTCGTGCTGCCGACAAGAAACTTAATTTGATCCTGCTCTTTCTCAGTAAGCGAATGAAATCCAGCTAAGGTCAGGGGCTTCAGAAGCGCCATCACCTCGCCTGTAGTATCGTAATACGCTTGCTTTGCGGCGTTCGCGTCTGCTAGTGTCGTCGCACATCGGCCGTTTCCGCCCTTTGAAATTTGGTGCGCGCACTTGGATCCCTTGATCGCGTGCATTGTGCCTTTTTTGACTAGCATGGATGCACCAACGAGGTTGATGGGATGTGATCGCGACTTCGGCTTGCGTCCATTAATGTATGCCTTTCCGCTTGCATACATCCCAGGGCCGCATTGTAGTCTCGCCCAGAAGACATTTATGGGGCCGCCGCACTCCCAGCCGGCGTTCACGAAGTCTTTATGGTGGTCTTGGGCTGCCCACATCAGATCAGAGTATTTATTCCCTACCTTGACCTTGTGGTCTACGTCCACATAGTCACCCACACAATTGGCTTTTCTAACATAGTCGTAACATGCCTGACCATGGATTTCTACTGCCTCCATCCAGCGCCTGTGTTGACCCATGACGTCCACATGACAGGTCGCTATTTGACCTTTGATGGCTCTGATTTGAGCTCTACGGGCATTGAGATCAGAGAGCTCTTTCATCGCCTTCTCACCATCCGCCCTGACAGAATCGTCCCACTTCTTCTGTGCAGCGACTAAATCTTCTTCGAAAGTTTCGTTTAGCTTTTTCCCTTCATCAATTGCTTTCTGATCGCGCTCTTCAAGAAACTCATCATAGTTTCCGCCTGTTATTTCCATCCCCGGATACTTCGCTTGCAATCTCTTTGCCAGATTATTCATTTTTGAAGCAGCTGCTTGAAATCTAGAGTAACCGCTGGAGTATAATAGTTCTGCTTGTGTAGTAAATTTTCCAGGTGCTATAGTATGAGCCACTTTAAAAATTGAATATGTGCTGTCTATATCTGTTCCTGTCCTCATGTCAATAAAAAATTGCTGCATGGGGGCTAATAAGGGGCAACCAAAAAACTCAGCTGTAGCCTTAGAGGGCAGCATTTGCATGGGCATCTGAACAGGATTGGGTCTACCAGAGGCATCATTCATCGACCCTCTGAGCATGTTGATCGTTTGAAGCTCTCCACCGCCTTGATTCTGAACTGAAAGACTTTGGACAGCAGTGTGAGACGAGCCTACATCAATATAGGGAGACATTGACTTTAAAAGCTCTTTCCACTCTCCCGTATTGGGAAATACTATTTGCCCTCCTTCGACTTTTAGTAGACCCATCTCCTTGAGAAGTGCTACAGATTTTCCTGCTTCAATAAAGTTTCTGGTGCTATTGTACAGACCTATTCTTTCACCAATATCGTTAGTGGTTTCTGATTCTCCCGACTCTGGTTCAGATTCCAATAGAACTGCGTCAGGAATAAATTCTTGAAATGCAGTTTGAATCATCGATGCAGTCCCTGTATAGACATCAGCCTTTGTATCTTCAAAGTACACTCTCAAAATAGAATTCTTCTGATTGTGTGCAGTCATTCCTGCATATCTTGATTGAGAATCAGGAAGTGTAGCAATCGGTGCTGTTTTCATTGAAAATGTCAAAAGAGGTTGAATGAACGGCCAGTTAGCGTTGTTGTACGCCTTCGCCAAAACTCCCTCTATTGCATCAGCTGATCGACGTTCGGCTTTATCATCTTTGTACTTTGTCTCAATGAGGCCCGTGTCTTTATCAATTTTCTGAGTTACACCTTTTGTTCTAGAAAATCCGTACACGGGGCATAGGTGATTGTCAAAATAATAATTGTTCATCAATCCCATAAAGTCGCCTAGGGTCATGTTATAGCCCGTCGCTTTTGCTGCAGCGCGCAGTGCATCAGGTAGGTTTCTGTCTCCGGTTAAAGGCAGCGGAAACGAAGCAATGGCACAGCTGCGTGCATATGACGCCTTGTCGTTCAAGCACCCATAAAAAAATTGAACTTCAGCATAGTTTCCTTGTGATTTTAGAGGACCTCCGATAAAAATAGAGACTGCCTTAGCAAATGACACAAGCTTCTTTCCCTTCCCTTTAGAAAGATAGGAGGCCAAATACTGCGGCCCTAACTCAGGGTGGGACTCGATTAACTTGCTTGAAGGCGCACAAAGCCATGGGTCGGGGCCTGAACTGAGAAGCTTTAGCTTTTTCTCGAATGTTGTTGTTATCTTCTCTTTTGCATCGTTCATCATCATTAATCTATCGAACATTTCTTCAGATATTTTCTGTAGATCAGCATCGGGCGACTTCTTCATGATCTTTAATTGCTTTTTAAAAGCACTGACATTCGTGTCAGAGAAAGTCATCGCATATGCGCCAGAGGAAGCATCAGCTGCTTTTAAGACAGAGATAGACCGTGACTGGAAACCCGGGGTCGGATCATCAGGAATTGTATTTGATGCTTCCATTGCAAGATCTTCAAATTCCTGCATCAGCTTTATTGAATTTGCACAGACATCATCTAGAATCCCCACATCTGTCGTGAGATCGCCCGCAGCTCGTGAATAAATTTTTAGGGTGAGGTCAACTTCTCCAGCAGGTGTAAATGAATATGAAGCATTAGACACAGTAAAATGCTCTGTTGTCTTCATTGAATCGATAAACATCCCGAATGGATTGGCTGACTGGCCTGATTCATTCACCCTTTTTCCGTCGGGATGCGACCAACCGTAAGTCAGCATCATAAAAATTTTCCCGAATCCGCCCGGGGAAGTCAATCCAGATATCTCTCCAATCCGAGATTTATCATGAAGCTTTAAAACTAGCTGGCCCTCTGTAAAAATTATACTATTTACCCTGGGATACACATTAATAGTAAGGCTCATGAGTGACATAAACGGCCTGAACGGGTCGAGAACGCCTGACTGGTTTCCGGTGAGGCCCCCTATCCTCTTCGGACCGTTCGGGCCATGTTCATCAGCGTTCACTAGCGTCTGTGGTGATGTAAAAACCTCCATTCCGCTTATCCACTTTAAAGACTTTCCCTCTTCTTCGCCTGCCTTTGACGTGCTGTTGAATCTAGATGCTGAAATGAGATCGCTTCCCTTGTCCGAGTTCATATCTTGACCGAGAAGAAATCTGTAAAGGTTGGGTGCTCTTACTAGTGGATTTTTAAAATCTTCAGAAGTCCCTTCCTGCAAAAACTGAACGTCTAGGTAGGGTACTGCCCTTGACATCTCAATAGTTGACAGTGCATTGAGAAATACTGTCAGTGTCATATTGTCAGCTGCTGCATTTGAAAATGCCCTGTTTTGAGATGAAATATTATACACCTTTGTCTCAAACGACAGTGCTGCAGACTCTTCTGCAAGTTCCGCCTGAGCAGTATCACCCGACCTGGGTGCTGTCTTTCCTTGAAATCCGGAGCATGCATTGATGGGTACTAAATCTGCGCCCGTAAAAATTGGGCTGTTAGGCCAGGGTTTTTCCCCGTGAAAACATGAGAGGTCTTCTGCATTGTCCAGCGCTGGCTGGATTGCGAGAATGCTCTGTGACTCGGGAGGTAGCATCATGATCATGGCTGTAACGATGTCGTCAGCTGGAAGACACCCGATTAGATTTGAGAATAAAAGGTCTCTAACAAAATCTAACGTTGTTGCTTCTTCTAAATTCAGGTACTTGGACACAACGCCGCCTGCAGAGGTTCCTTGTTCTTCGTCCCCCTCAGAGACTGAGGATTCTTTTAAGGCATCTTGAAAAAATGATGATAGTTTATAATACTGCCAGATGCCCCTCAGCGCTTCGTATAGCGCACCCAGCCGGGAGGTTGTGGTTACCTCCGCGCCGGCCTGATGAGCTGCATCGATTTCTTCTGGTTTTGTTTCTGCCATCTGTCTTGCTTACCCTAATGCTGTTATGATTCGACTCACTTCTTTGGGAATGATCAAATGAGTTCCAGCTGGCACCTGAAGACCCCATCCGATGCCAGAAGCAGCTGCAATCACCCACCAAAGTGAAGAGTCACCATAATGACGCTGAGCCACTATGTCTAGTCGTTCTGACTCCTGTAACGCTACTACATGGTAGCCTATTGATTTATTTTTAACTAGTGCACGTACAATCTTACGAGCTTCAGAAGTCCCATAAAATCGTTGCTGTATTCTAGTAGACTGTGGGTATCTAGACGGCATTTATTCCCTCCTGTCTGATTTTCCTAGTCACCATCATAAGGATCTCCTCCGATCGTACGAGACATGCGGCCGACGTTATAGACAGGGCCTCGATTCATACCGTGATGATCAATGCCAGGTGCAATGTCGTGCATCGGTGAGAATGAGATAGTTACCTGGCACGACTTCGGAGCTTTGTCACCCGGCGAGTCAGTTGTCCATGTGGTATCAAACCAGTTGAAATCCATCTGAGTCACTACGCCAGCGAGGCCGCGGCCGCGAGTAGATTCAAATGCTCGTGTAATCGGATTGACATCCGGCTTTAGAAAGTTAAATCCAAGTTCATCAACAGGCGTAGGCACCTGAAAGAAGGCGTCGGATATCTCACCTTGCCCTGGCGCAAGTTGAAAGTAGTTTTTATTGAAGAGTAATTCATAGGGTACCTCAAACTCTGTGTCTTCTTCGAGGCCCCCCTTCAGAGCCGCTCGCAGCCAAAAAGAGTTGTATTTAGCTTTTCGGATCTTGTTCCTTAACTTATGGCCCACACCAGACGTTTCCTCATAATCAATCATCTTAAGCTTGGCTCCACCGTATTTTGCAAGACCCATTATATCACCGCTTTTCAGTGCGTCGGCGACTGAGTCAAGACTCAGGGACGTCGCATCAACTTCGATAACTATGCCAGCTGGAATTTGAATCTTCTTCTTAATCTCTCCTTTGCCCATTTTACCCTTCTTTCTCCCCAAGAAATTCAAGCTGATTTTCTTCATCCACGTGGCTGAGCAAGCTTGTTTTACCTCAAACTTCAGCAACGTAGGCGGCCCTAAGGGAATCAAAGGCGGTGTTTTGGCCTCTTTTTCCTTCTCGTCAACATCCTTGGGCGGAGGGATGGGATCCGGTGGGGGAGAACCACTAATATTTCCTTCCTCTCCTAGCCCAAACAATCTAGCCAGCGCAAATCTCGAATAATTAGATTTAATCAGATCGCCCAGGCGAATTCGTATGACAGGAGAAGCAGTTGGTATCTGAGAAAATGGAACAGTTATGTTACCGTCTTTGTGTGAAATGCTGGTTCCGGCACTGTACTGAGGATAGATCATAGTTGTTAAAAGATTTATCTTCCACCACATTTCATCGAAGTCATTTGGGTTTGTCGAGACGATCCAGAATGACATCCCAATGGTGCGTTGAGTCTTGTTATACGTCATGACAGGATCTGCCCTGCCGTACCCTTGGGTGGAGTCGTAGGAGACTGAATATGAATCAGTAAGCGACGTTAGAAAAGCATTAAATGCTACTATTTGATTAGTTCTTAGATCATGGAAGTAAAAGGGTACATACTCTCCCTCCAGCGCGGTCTCGGTGGCCTCGACAGCTTCACTTGACAGTCGATTATTCGGGCTTTCATGAATTTTTTGATAATTCTCAATCTCCTCAAAGCCTTGAGATGCGAAGTCTCCCTGGGCCCATCTCACCGGAACCCATTCAGCGGGTGGCGATCCCATGCCTGCATTGGCAGC